GAAGTACCTGCACGCCGTGTGTTGCGCTTCGCGACATCCACATTTGACTCATTTACACGACGCCGAGGTGGCGCTCGTTTCAATGGCGCGGCTTTCTTGACGTATGCCCTTTTGACAGGTACACGTTTGGCAGGTGCTTTCGCAGCCAGACGAGGCATGACGTATTGACGTCGAGTATGTTACACCCGAATATTTTTTTAAATAGAAAATATATGTTGCATATAGCACTCGCTCACACCACATCTCCCCCTGTGTAGATGTCATGTACTCGCTATGTGTACGAAAATTCTTTATGGGAAAGAATTAAGTATTGGATCGCCTTTGGACGACCAACTGCTAAGGGCTTAGAGACAAAGAAGACAAAGGGTGTTTGAGTTGGGGACCTTCGGCCCCCGATCAAAAACATTTGTTCCATATGCGTTCAGTGGGCTTCGCCCCCTGCCCCGCTCCGCGGGAGGTAACCTTGGCAGGTTAACGTACTATTCCGCGCCGCTCGGGCACACGATTTGTTATCCGTTCTCCCTGAGAGTCAGCAGCGCTCATGTTTATTTTTCATTTTGAACTTTTTGTTCCGCTATGTTTATACCGATCTAGATCGCTACCACCCTCTCGTGATGCCTCCCTCGAACGCTACAAAATCCCGCAAATGGTGCTTCACCATGTTCTGGGATGGCAAAGAGCCCGGCCCGGACTACTTTGACGATTGGGAATGCGATTATCTTTACGTTGGTAAAGAAACCTGCCCCTCTACTGGAAGACTCCACTATCAGGGTTATGTTAGGTACCCTAACCCTCGCGCCCTTGCTGGCGTTCGGAAACTCTTTACGCATAAAGTGTTAACTGTCGCTGGCGCTCCTGGCTACCCTGGGCATTGGGATGCCTGCAAGGGTACTGAAGCGCAAAACGTGAAGTATTGCTCTAAAGATGACGATCTCGTCATCGAATGGGGTGACAGAGAATCTGACACTGCTGTTGACAAGCAACAGGGTAAGCGCAACGACATTATTGCTGTCCGCCAAATGATCTCTGAAGGCGCTGGAATGAAAGATGTTATCTTACATACCAACAGCTACCAGGCGATCAAGATAGCTGGTGAAATGTTGAAATACCTTGAAGTCAAGAAAACTTGGCCTACTAAGGTGTATTGGATTTACGGCCCTTCGGGTGTAAATAAAACTCGTTCCTCGTTTGAAACATGTGCCAATCCCTGGATGGCGCACGATGACAACAAATGGTTTGATGGATATGACGCTCATGCTGACGTCATTATTGATGATTTTGATCACAACTGGTGCTCGTTTAAGGGCTTCCTGAAACTCACCGACCGTTACCCTAAAGCTGTACCAGTTAAGGGTGGGTTTCGCTCGTGGCTCCCGAAACGTATCTTTATTACGTGTGACGAACCACCTCACGTCATCGCTGCTCGCTGGATGACGTTTGGCTTAAAAGATAACGATTTGATGCAAATCGGTAGGAGAATTACTCAAATTCTCTACATGCCACGCCCTGGGGAAATCTATGGATGTCCCGGGTCAGAGATAGGGATAGAACCCTCCGTGGCAACTTTATTTCCGGAACTGGAACCGGAACAGAAAGTCTGGGGTAATACTACGGAGCCGGCTGACCCATCTTACGACATCGTCGACGACGGGGGCGCGGCCCCTGCCCCTTCGGGGCCCCAGACTGTTTCACTTTGTGAATATAGTAGATGTAACAAATGTCAGATGGTTAACCCACCGGTGAACCATCATACAACATGTGTTTCTGAATCAAAATGCTACGAACCTCACGGTCCTGATTTTGTATGTGATGATTGCGAGTTCCTCGAACCACCACTCGACGGCGATGCCGCTCGAAACTTAGATGAAGAATTGTTCACAATTCTTAACGAAGAAGAGGCTCCGCCATTGCCAACGTCAATGCCTCCGCCCCTTGTTATACCCCGGATTGCAGAACGCAACCGAGGAAGCAGGCGCATTATCTAAAGATATGCTATGCCCGCAATTGTCAAGAAAGTCACAAAAAGTTTTTTCGTGACCTTTAAGACAATGAACATGCATTTGCCTCAAAGGACTCTATGAGCTCAAAGGCATCTTCCTCAATGTGACGAATGGGGCCATTCCCCAATTAAGGAGCTCCTGGAACACCTCCAATCTGGTAGATATTCAAATACACAAACGTCAATGTACCAGCGGTGAAATTGGCGAGATTGATGTATGGTAGAGCAGCTGCGGTAGTAGGAGTATCCATCTTGAAATATCCAGAAACTACCATCTCAGTACCCACAGAAGCAGCACTAGGCGCTTTGTAAGTAGCAAGATCAATAAGACCATTCCCGTAAGTAATGACGGGAGTAGTAAGGGCTGTACTAGAAGATAACAACTTATAAGTATAAGCCCACTGAGACTTAAGCTCAGTGTTGTAAGGAAGCTGAATCTTGTTTGCAGTAAACGTCAAACCAATCTGATCATTACCACCTGCGGTAATAGCTTGAGAAGTACCCAAAGGCACAGACGCAGTTGCTCCAGTGATAGTATAATTAGCACCTGGAGCTAAGAAATTCGGAGCCTGCTCAATTGCCTTGAAACAATCAATGTCATATGAGACCCACAACTCTCCGAGATTGACGTCAGCGGCTTGACATCCGACAGTGGCGAGTGAGAATCGAGCCATATCATATAGCCGAATATCCTTTCCTGAGGGTACATCCCATGCCCGGATGAACAACTCAGATACAGGAGTTTGGAAACGCGCACATTCAATGCCATGCATCATGTTAACGCTTGGTTTACAGGATACTCCGTATTCTGTATTTTCCATTTCCTGCTTGGAAGCGAACGTCGTGTCCGCACTGTCATAGTCTGTTGACATAATGACCGATCCCAAAGCAGTATTTGTAGAGTTCAAAGCATCACTAGACATGCTTCGAAACTCAAAAGCCATACCATTAATACGGTATTGCTGAAACTTGGCACCAACAACACCGGACAGCCACGGAAACGTGCTGTTAAGACCGGGATTGATAGGAAAGTCAGTTATCTTGAAAGCACCAACTGTTGAAGAGCTGTACACATCTCCAAGAAACTCTCGATGGACAAACTTGCAAGCAACTTTTCCAGTACCAAATTGAGGCATTTGTGCCGCATTTGCTAACACAATGTTATTGTGCTGCAAGGAAGGAGCATTCGATACCGCGTAATCCCCGTTCCCGAAGATTCGCGAAATCAAATTTCCACCAACGCCACCTATGGCATTGCCGATCATTGCACCGGTAGGGCCTCCTAGAGCCATACCTGCAAGTCCTCCGAGCATGGAACCCATCTCTGAAGTACCTGCACGCCGTGTGTTGCGCTTCGCGACATCCACATTTGACTCATTTACACGACGCCGAGGTGGCGCTCGTTTCAATGGCGCGGCTTTCTTGACGTATGCCCTTTTGACAGGTA